GACACATTTTTACGTGCGGGGGTTATCAGGGTGGGGGGTACTCATCTGCGCCGCCGCTTGATCATCACGGCCACTTTCGGGTGGCCGTTTTCTTTGGGGAATGCTGAATGGGCACTCGTGGACCGCAACCGCTACCGGCGAACGTGCATATCCTGCGCGGGAACCCGAGCAAGTTGCCGTCTGCGACTTTGTTCGATGAGTTCAAGCCTGAAGTCGAAATCCCCAGCTCGCCGTCGTGGATCTGGCCCGAGGCAAAGAAAGAGTGGAAGCGCCTGACCGCCGAGCTACTGCGCTACGGCCTGGTGTCGAAACTCGACCGCGCTGCCCTGGTGCTGTACGTACAGGCCTGGGCAAAGATGGTCTGGGCCGAGAACATGCTGAGCAAAGCCATGGCCGCTGCCGAGGAAAAGCGCGCCGCCGCCGAAGCGGCGGGCGAGGAATACACCGGCGGCGACGGCATCATGATCCGCACCGCCAACGGCAACTTCACCTACTCGCACCATTGGGTGGTTGGACGCCGCGCTGCCGAGGATGTGAACCGCTACCTGGCGCTGTTCGGCCTCTCTCCGGCCAGCCGCGCTCGGGTCACCACCAGCGACAACCGCCAGGCCAGCCTGTTTCAGGATGCCGGGCAGGACAAATGGGGCGCGCTGTGATCGACCCCAGCGCCACCCACTTCACCGACATCGCAACCGCTTATGCGGCCGATGTCGTTGCCGGGAAAATCCCCGCCTGCAAGTGGCACCGCCTCGCCTGCCAGCGTCACCTGGACGACCTCGCCCGCACCGACTTCCGCTACACCTTCAACCCGGAATTGGTCGACAGCAAGGGAAAAGCCTACCGCCCGGCGGAACGGATTTGCAAGTTTGCCGAGCTGATGCCGCACATCAAGGGCGACTGGGCCGCACGCAGCCAGTCAATCACCCTCGAACCGTGGCAGATATTCATCCTCGCCAGCGCTTTTGGCTGGGTGGACCGCATCACCGGCAAGCGCCGCTTCCGCGTGGTCGACCTGTTCGTCCCACGTAAAAACGCCAAGTCGACTCTGGCCAGCGTCATCGGCTTGTACATGCTCGCCGTCGACGACGAATTCGGCGCTGAGGTGTACTCCGGCGCCACCTCGCAAGACCAGGCGCTGGAAGTCTTCCGCCCCGCCTTGCTGATGGCACGCGCCACGCCGGGCTTCCGCGCCACGTTCGGCGTCACGCCCAACGCCAGCAACCTCAGTGTGGTCGAGACCAACAGCAAATTCGAACCGGTGATCGGCAAGCCGGGCGACGGCGCGTCACCGAGCTGCGCCATCGTCGACGAATACCACGAACACAAAACCGCCGAACTGTATGACACCATGCAGACCGGCATGGGCGCGCGCTCGCAGCCGATGATGCTGGTCATCACCACATCCGGCAGCGACATTTCCGGCCCGTGCTATCAGCACCAGGTGGAGCTGCAGAAAATCCTAGAAGGTGTCATCGAAAACGACCAGCGCTTCGGCATCATCTTCACCGTCGACGAAAAGGACGACTGGACCAGCGAAGAAGCGTTGCGCAAAGCCAACCCCAACTTCGGCGTTTCGGTCGATGCCGAATTCCTGCGCACTCAGCAGCGCGACGCCATCGCCGACCCGCGCAAGCAGAACGTCTTCAAAACCAAGCACCTCGACATCTGGGTTGCCGCCGCCTCGCCCTGGATCAACCTGCACGCCTTCCAGCAGGCCGGCGACCCCAGCCTGAAGCTAGAAGACTTCAACGGCGAATCCTGCGTCATCGGCCTCGACCTCGCCAGCAAACAGGATATTGCCAGCGCCGTCTGGCTGTTCAAGCGCCCTGGCACTGAGGTCGGCAAGCCGCATTACTACGCCATCAGCCGCAACTTCGTGCCAGGCGATGCTGTAGAAAAACCAGAAAACGCCCACTACCAAGCCTGGGTCAATGCCGGTTACCTGGTGGCCACGCCCGGCAACATGATCGACCTGACCCAGATAGAAGAAGAAATCCTCGCCAGCTCGGAAACCGTCGTCGTTTCCGAAGTCGCCAAAGACCCCTGGGGCGGCCAGCAGCTCGGCGCCAACCTCGCCGCCGAAGGCTTTCAAGTGGTCGACATCCCACAGCAAGTGCGCTACCTCAGCGAGCCGATGAAAGAGATACAGGCGCTGGTCGACGCCGGCCGCTTCCACCACGACGGCAACCCCGCCTTCGTCTGGATGTTCAGCAACGTCGAAGTCAAGGAAGACCGCAACGAAAACATCTTCCCGCGCAAGTTACGCCCGGAAAACAAGATCGACGCCGCCGTCGCCACTGTGGTGGCAATGAACCGCGCCATGGTCAGCATCGCCGAATCCGACATCAACGACTTCTTGGATAACCCCATCTTCGCATGAGCCTCCTAACCCACATTGCCGGCTGGTTCCGTTTCGGCGGCCTCGCCCTGGGCGACCGCAGCGGCACGCAACTTTCCGCGCCATCGTCAGCGCTGGTGTCAGACACGCGCAGCAGCGGCGCGGATGGCGCGTTGCAGATCAGCGCCGTGTGGGCCTGCGTCCAGGTCATTGCCGCCACCATCGCCAGCCTGCCGCTGTTCGTCTACCTGGAGAAAGGCAAAGGCCTGCGCGACCTGGCGCGTGATAGCTCGCTGTGGACCCTGCTGCACGAATCGCCAAACCGGCTGATGACGCCGATCGAGTTCTGGACCGCCATCATCCTCAACCTGCTGCTGCGCGGCAACGCCTACGCCCGCATCGACCGCGACGCCAAAGGCGAAGCCTACGCACTGACGCCGATGTCTGCCGATCAGGTAGAAATGCGCATCCTGTCGGATGGCACGGTCGTTTATCTCTACAGCATCGGATCGGATGTTGCCGTACTGGCGGAATCCAGCGTGGTGCATTTCAAGGGCATGGGCAACGGCACCATCGGCTTGAGCCGCCTTGACTACATGCGCGCCACCACCGACGAAGCCGCCAACGCGCAGACCACGGCTAATCGGCTATTTGCCGCCGGCGGCAAGCCGACCGGCGTGCTGATGGTGGACCAGGTGCTGAACAAAGATCAGCGCGACCGTATCCGGCTCAACTTCGAAGAACTCGCTACCGCTACCACCAGCCGTCTGTTTGTGCTGGAAGCCAACATGAAATATCAGCAGGTCAGCCTGCTGCCGGAGGATATGCAACTGCTGGAAACCCGCCAGTTCACGGTCGAAGAAATCTGCCGCTGGTTTGGCGTCCCGCCGGTGATGGTCGGTCATGCCAACGTCACCACCTGGGGCAGCGGCGTCGAACAGATCCTGGATGGCTTCTTCAAACTCACCATCCGCCCGGCCATTGTCAACTTTGAGCAAGCCCTGCGCAAGCGCGTACTCACCGCCAACCAGCGCGCGCTGTACAGCGTCGAATTCAGCATTGATGCCCTGCTGCGAGCCAACATCAAAGACCGTTTCGATGTCTACGGAAAGGCCGTGCAGAACGGTCTGAAGACCCGCAACGAATGCCGCCAGCTTGAAAACGACCCGCCCATTCCTGGCGGGGACGCGCTTACCGCACAAACCAACCTTGTACCGCTCGACAAGCTCGGGCAAGTCACACCAGGAGCCAGCAATGGAACTCAAGACCCTATCGCTCAGTGATTGCGACATCAAATATGCGCAGTCTGAAGGCGCGTTCAGCGGCTACGGCAGCGTGTTCGGCGTGGTCGATGCCAAGAACGACATCATTATGCCAGGCGCTTATGCGGATGTACTGGCAGGGGACTCGTCGCCGGTTGATGTCTATGTCAACCATAACTGGCTCGATGCGCAGCTTCCGGTCGGTCGCTGGTCTGGCCTGAAAGAAGACGCGCGCGGCCTGATTGGCGAAGCCAATCTTGTCATGCAGATGCGTGGTGCTTCAGATGCCTATTGGGCGATGAAGTCAGGGCTGGTCAGTGGCTTGTCTGTCGCCATCATCCCGGACCCGAAAAGCACGGAACGCCGTTCCGATGGTGTGCGCATCATCCACCGCATCAAGGCGCTGAAAGAGATTTCCATCGTCACAGACCCCGCCAACGATCAGGCCAGAATTACTGACATAAAAGGCATCGATGAAATGCGTGAAAGCATTGAATCGCTTGAATCAATCAAAGATTTTGAACGGCTGCTGCGCGAGGTAGGGCCGTTTAACAGGGACTCGGCAAAGCACCTTATTGCCAAAGCCCGAATGTTGTTGGCAAAGCGCGATGAAGCGGATGCCGGCGATATGAATGCAGCAGCCAACGCGAAGGCGCTTGCCCTCGCAATCAAACTATCTTCCTGAAAGGAAAAACCATGCCCGAAGCAATCATGCAATCCCTCGACAAGATCGAGTCCGCGCTCGAAAAGTTTGCCACCAAGCAGGATGTTGAATCGCGTATGGGAACGGTTTCCACCGATACCAAGACCGCCATTGACAACCTCGGCATCAAGCAGCGCGAACTGGCCGACGAAATCGTCCAGCTCAAGCAGCGCGGCGCATCCCTGCCGGAAGACAAACCCGGCATGACCTCCTGGGGCGCCCAGTTCATCAAGTCCGATGAATACAAGGGCAAGCTCAACCTGGTGGCCGGCAATCGCCAATTCGGCAGCATCGGCTTTGAAGTCAAAAACACCTTGGTTGGTTCTGATACCAACGTTGCCCCGGATCGCAAGCCCGGAATCGTGCGCGGCGCCATCTCACCGCTGACCCTACAAGACTTTTTGACCAAGCTGCCGACTGCTTCCAACGCAATCGAGTTTACCAAAGAAAACGCTTTCACCAATTCCGCAGCGGAAGCGGCGGAAGGGGCAGCCAAGGCTGAAAGTGCTTTGACCTGGACGCTGGTGAATATGCCAATTTCTACCGTAGCCCACTGGATCAAGATCAGCCGCCAGCTCGCCGCCGATAACGTCGCTTTGGCGGCCTATGTCGATACCAGAATGCGTTATGGCGTCAACCGGAAAGTGGAAACCCAGCTTGCATCGGGTGATGGCACCGCACCCAACATCAGTGGCATTTTCGACGCTGGCAACTATGTAGCGCACGGCATTGCCAACGCCGCGTTGGGTTCAACGCTAAAGAAACTGGTGCTGATCCGCCAGATCATGGGCACGCTGGAAGCACAGGGCGACATGCCGGATGCGATCCTGTTGAACCCAGCCGACTGGGCAACGATCGAAATCGACCTGTTCACCACTGCCGCCGGCCAAGTCCGCGTTGGCGTCAATGAAATGGGCCAGCGCACGCTGTTTGGAGTGCCGATCATCAGCACCGTCGGCGTCACCGCCGACACCTTCGCGGTTGGTAACTTCGCCCAGGCCTGCACCGTGTACGAGCGTGAGGGCGTCATCGTGGAAATGTCGGATTCCGACTCCGACAACTTCACCAAGAACCTGATCACCATTCGCGCCGAACGTCGCCTTGCACTGGCCACTGAACGCCCGGCCGCGATCATCGGTGGCGATCTGACCCCGGCTTAACCGCCAGCAACCCAACCACGCCCGCACTGCTTCTTGCTGTGCGGGCGTTTTTTTTGGAAAAAACATGGAACTTGTCACCGTCAAAATCAAAGGTCTGGTCGTCACCAGCCGCTATGGCGCGCTATCAAGCGGCGACCTGCTTCGCACCGACGCCGCCTTCGCCAAGCATCTGGTTGAGGACTGCGCCGCAGCGGAGTACGTCACCGCAACAGTTTCAGACCAGCCAAAACGCCGCCGGCCGGCAAAGCCCACGCACACCGAGCAAACCTGATGCCAGCATCCCTGATCACCGCCCCCGCCGAAGAACCGCTCAGCCTCGCCGACGCGCGCGCGCACCTGCGCGTTGACCACAACGACGACGACCTGCTGATCAGCGGACTCATCCGCGCCGCGCGGGAAGCCGCCGAAGCGCGCACCGGCCGCGCGCTGGTAACTCAGCAATGGCGCACCACAGCATCAGCTTGGTCGGATGAAATCACCCTGCAACCTGCGCCGCTGGTCAGCGTGGAAGAAATCACCTACCTGGATGCGGCCGGCACTCGTCAAACGCTGGCTGAATCGTCTTACCAGGTGGTCACCGACACCCTGCAAGGCAGCGTTTGCCCTGCCTATGGAGAAAGCTGGCCCAGCGCACGCGCCGAACCCGGCAGCATTCGCATCAGTTACACAGCCGGCTATGGCAACGCCAGCGCCGTCCCGCAATCCATCAAGGTCTGGATGCTGCTGGTCATCGGCACCTGGTACGGCCAGCGTGAAGGCATCATCACCGGCATGCTCTCCGAAATCCCGCGTGGATTCTGGGAAGGTCTGCTCGACCCCTACCGGATCATCGGCCTATGAACCCAAACCCCGCGCCCCGCATCAACCTGGGCGACTACTTCGCCGGCCACGCAGGCCACCCCGGCATTACCGCAGAACACCGCGCCGCCGCCGTCGTGCTGCTGATTGCCGTCAACGCACTACTGGACGATCTGCACCAGAACTACCGCTGCACGCTCGAATACAACCCGAAGACCGGCAGCCTCATCAGCGGCGCCAAGAACGGCGGCTGGCGCCCGCAAGACAGCGACACGGGCGCGCCCAACAGCAGCCACAAACAAGGGCGCGGCGTCGATGTCTACGACGCCGATGGCGACCTCGACGCCATCCTCACCGACGCCCTGCTGAAAAAGCACAACCTATACCGCGAGCATCCCGCCCAGACAAAAGGCTGGCTGCACCTCACCGACCGCGCACCGAAGAGCGGCAAGCGCACGTTTTACGCCTGAAAGGAACTGCTATGAAAAACCTCACCCTCCTGCTCACCCAGATCATCGCCATGATTTTCGGCGCGCTCACCGTCGCCGGCATCACCGTCGACCCCGCCGTCCAGGCCGACATCCAGGCGCAGACCGGCAGCATCGTCAACACCCTGGCCGGACTCGCCATCATGGTCACCGCGCTGGTCGGCAGCATCAAAAGCGTGTGGGACAAAATCACCGCCGGCAAATGACATGCCCGTCAAAATCGTCAGTCTCATCATCGCCGCACTCGGCCTGCTGACGCTATCCGGCTGCAGCACCGACAGCGCCCTGCGCGCCCAGATTGCCGGCGCCAACATCGAACTGGCCCGGCACAAAGCCGAGACAGCCGCCAAGCCGATCCTTGACGCGCAAATCCCCACACCGTCCGGCATGATGTTGATCATCGTGCACGCCCCGCAGGGATCGAACACGGCACAGATCAGCATGCCGGATGACCCGTGGGCACGGGCAGCGGATAGAGCCGTAGGCGTACTCGGCACCGCCGCCGGCCTGTACCTGGGCGGCGAAGCGGCAGTCGGGCTGGTGCGCGCCAGCACGCAGGGCGTTGCCGAAGCGTTGCGCGTACAACCTGCGCCGATGGTGGTGACCCAGCCCGCCCCGGTCATCGTGCCACCGGCCGATCCGGTGATCGTCACCCAGCCCGCGCCGGTCATCGTGCCACCGATCGATCCGGTGATCATCACCCAGCCCGCGCCGGTCATCGTTCACCCCGTCATCGTCGGGCCCTAATGTTTCTGACCCGCCTCAACGTCATGTTGATCGACGACCGCGCCAACCAGGGACGGGGATCATGGATGCTCAGCACGCCGCTGGTCTACGAATGCGACGACAAAATCCAGTACATCGTCCCCACCGGGTTTGTGACGGATTTCGCCAGCGTCCCGCGCGTACCAATCGCCTTCTTGCTGGCCGGCGACACCGCGCACCGGCCAGCCGTCCTGCATGACTGGCTGATCAAGAAAATGCCCATCCCGCGCACGCGGGCCGACGAACTGTTTTACGAAGCCATGCGCAGTGTCGGCATGCCCGCCTGGCGCGCCGGCATGATGTACCGCGCCGTCGCCGCGCAAACCCGCCACCTCGCAGACAAACTCAAATCATGGAGCAGTGAATGAAAGAAGGCGACGGCATTGTCGACTGGGATGGAGAAGAGCGCCGCAACTGCATCGGTTGTCGCAACCTGGACTCGCTCGAGCGCAGAGTGAACCAATGCAAAGCCCAGTTCGACGCCGAGATCATCCAGGTGCATGAATCTGTGGCCGGTCTCAACAAAGAGATCCACGGCCTGCGCTCGGACATGAGCGCATCGGTGGGCGAAATCAACAAATCACTGGCCGACATCGCCGCCACGCTTCGCCAGCTCGCCGACCTACCCGAGGCGTGGCGCAACCTCAAGGGCTTCATGGCGGTGGTGCGCTGGACCAAAGAAAACCTGCTGCTGCTCGCCATCATGGGCGCGGTAGTGATTTACGCAATCAAATCATTCGGCCTCGCGCCGTAAGGAACCAGCATGGCCTTGCAATTATCAACAACAGTCCGAAATGCTCGCCTCGACGCCATTGAAACGACTATCGGCGTGAGCGCCGTTCTCAAAATCCGCACGGGCGCAGCGCCGGCAAACTGCGGCACCGCAGACAGCGGCACCGTACTGGCAACGCTGGCACTTCCGGCCGACTGGATGGCCGCAGCGTCCGCTGGCGCCAAAGCCAAGTCGGGCACATGGGAAGACACCAGCGCCGACGCCACCGGCACCGCCGCGCATTTCAGGCTGTACGCCAGCGACGGCACCACCTGTCACGCACAAGGGACGGTGACGGCAACCGGCGGTGGCGGTGATCTGCAAGTGGATAACACCAGCTTCGCCATCAGCCAGGCCTTCAGCGTCACCAGCTTTAGCCTGACCGACGGCAACGCCTGATCATGCTGCTGCTCAACTCAACCAGCGCCATGCGCAGCGGAACACCTGTTATTGGCGGCAGCATCGTCAGTCAAAAAATCATCGGCGGTGTACCGGGCTGCATCTACCGTATTGGAATCACAATTATCACCAGCACCGGCCAGACGTTTATCGAAGGCGCTGATCTGCTTTGTGAGGAGCGGGATTAATGATCGCCGCAGGCCGCCTCGATCAGCGCATTACCCTGCAAACGTCTGCAATCAACCGCGACAGCCTGGGCGGCGCCACGGAAACCTGGGTCGACACGGCCACCGTCTCGGCGCGCGTCTCGCCGCTGAGTGGCCGCCGCATGGCCCAGGCGCAGCAAGTTGGCAGCGCCGTCAGCAAGCAGGTCGAAATCCGCTGGCGCGCCGGCATCACGGCCGCCATGCGAATCCGGTTCGCCGATGGCCGGGTAGCCAAGGTGAGCTGGTTTGAAGAACACAAACGCGAAGGCTGGCTGATCATGGTCTGCGAGGACATCGATGCTTGAAATCAACATCCAGGGTTTGGCAGACCTCAACAAGCAACTGCAAGACCTGCCGGCAAAAATCGAAGCCAACGTGCTGCGCGGCAGCTTGCGTGCCGGCGCCAAGATCATCGAAGCCGAAGCCAAGCGGCTGGCGCCAGTCGGGCCGCCGCGTGTCACACGAACCAAGAATGGCGATGTCACGCTGAGAAAAGGCGGCGCCTTGCGCAATTCCATTCGCGTCTCCACGCGCTCCAGACTCAAGGCCGGTTGGCTCAACGTCAACATCAAGGCCGGCAACAAGGACGCCTGGTATGCCCACCTGGTCGAGTTCGGCACCGCCCGCCACTGGATCAAGCCGAAGAACAGAAAGAGCCTGTTTTTCGCCGGCCTCGCCAAAGAGCTCGTCGATCACCCCGGCGCAAAACCCAAGCCCTTCATGCGTCCCGCCTTCGACGCCAAACACCGCGCCGCGCTCGATGCCATGGCGGACTACATCCGCACCCGGTTACCGAAAGAATTCAAGAAAGCCGCCGGAAAATGAGCGCCGAACTCGCGGTCTATACCCTGCTGGCCAACCATACCGGCCTGGGCAATCTGGTTAGCCAACGCATCTATGCCGACGCCCGCCCGGAACTCGATCCCTTGCCCGCCGTGGTCTACGCCACCATCAGCGATACACCCACGCCGCCGATCGACGCCACCGCCGGGCTCGAACCCTGCACTGCGCGCGTTCAGGTCAACTGTCTGTGCACCAGCGCCGCCGCCAGAAAAAGCCTCACCGAACAGGTCATTGCCGCGCTGCATAAACAAAGCGGCAGCATTGCCGGCGTCAGCGTGCAGGCCATCCTGCAAAGCAGCGCCGGCCCCAGTCAGTACGACGCCCTGGTGGATGTGTACAGCCAGAGCGTTGATTTCATCGTGCATTACCTGAGATAGCCCAGACCCCGGCCTGCGCCGTCTCCCACATTCACCCGCCCCGGCGGGTTTTTTTACGCCTGAAAGGAACCCACCATGCCCTTAGCCACTGGAGTTGCCAAGCAAGTCCGTTACAAAGTCGAAGCCACCTACGGCACCCCGCCCGGCGCCGCGTCCGCCCAATTGCTGCGGCGTGTGCAATCCACGCTCGACCTCTCCAAAGACACCTACCAGTCGAATGAAATCCGCGATGACTACCAGATTGCCGATTTCCGCCACGGCGTGCGCAAGGTGGCTGGATCGCTCAACGGCGAACTCTCGCCCAAAACCTATGCCGACTTCATCGCTGCCGCCTTGCGGCGAGACTTCGCCGCAGTCAGCGCCATCACCGCCCTGTCGATCACCATCGCCGCCGGCTCGCTGCTGGGCGGCATGCAGACCTACACCGTCACCCGCGCCGCTGGCGACTTCCTGACCGGCGGCATCAAGATCGGCGACGTGGTGCGTCTTACTGCCGGCACCTTCAACGTCAACAACCTCAACAAAAACCTGATGGTAGTGGGGCTCACCGCCACCATCGCCACCGTCGTCGCCCTCAATGCCACCGCACTGACCGCCGAAGGCCCCATTGCCTCCGCCACCCTCAGCGTGGTGGGCAAAAAGACCTACGTACCGACCAGCGGCCACACCGACAAATCGTTCAGCGTCGAACACTGGTTCAGCGATGTCGCGCAAAGCGAAGTGTTCACCGGCTGCAAGGTCAATACCGTGGGCATCAAGCTGCCCGCCACCGGCATGGCCACCATCGACGTTGGCCTGGTCGGCAAAGACCTGGTCACCGCCACCAGCCAGTATTACACCAGCCCCACCGCCGCCACCGCCACCGGCGTGGTGGCCGCAGTCAACGGCGTGCTGGTCGTGGGTGGTGTGCCCATGGCCATCTGCACCGGCATCGACCTCAACATCGAAGGCGGCTACAGCGGCGAAGCGGTGGTCGGCGCCAACACCGTGCCCAACCAGTTCCCCGGCCGCGTCAAGGCCAGCGGCCAGTTCACCGCCTACTTCGAAAACGGCACCCTGCGCGACGCCTTCCTGAACGAGACCGAAATCAACCTCATCGTCGTCATGACCGCCAACAACGACGCCGCCGCCGACTTTATCGGCTTCACCCTGCCGCGCCTCAAACTGGGCGGCGCCAGCAAAGGCGACGGCGAAAGCGCCATCGTCGCCACCTTCCCGTTTCAGGCCCTGTTCAACAGCGCCGGCGGCACCGGCGTCAACAGCGAAAAAACCACCCTGGTCGTGCAAGACAGCCAGGCCTGATGTGTGTTTGACGGAATAGCCACGGCTATTCCGCCTCCCCTCACCCAAACAAGAGACCCTCATGCTCGACATCAACGCCGTACACGAACAACCCACAGCCACCATCGACATCCTGCACCCGGTCACGCAAGCGCCGCTGGGCGCCCAGGTGACGCTGGCCGGCCCGGAACACCCGGACCGCAAGCGCATCCAGTTTGCCCGTCAACGCCGCGCCCGAGCCGCCTTTGCCAAACGCGGCCGTCTTGAGTTTGACGACCCGGAAGACGAACTGCAGGACGAAATCGACTACCTCGCCGCCTGCACGCTGGGCTGGACCGGAATCGCCAAGGACGGCACCCTGATCGAACACAGCAAAGCCGCTGCCCGCGATCTGTATGCCAAACCGGAAATGCGCTGGCTGCGCGTGCAACTGGCCGCCGCGCTGAACGACCTGGAAAATTTTATCGTCACCTCCGGCAGCGACTGATCGACCGCGTCGCAGCAGAAGCGCGTCTGTCCGCCCGCCAGCCGGACGGCCAGACGCTGGCGCAGCATCTGATGGCCGCCTGGCGGGCCAGCGGACGCCAGCCGGAGGAACTGAATTTGCCGGATGTGCCGGGTATTGCGCTGGGGGTGTATCAAGCCTGGCGCAACTTGTCGGAATCACGCCCGTCCGGGTTTGGCAAAGCGCAGGTGAGTTATGGCGAAATTGATGCCTGGCAGCGCGTCAACAACGTGCGGCTGACGCCCTGGGAACTGGAAACATTGATCGAGATGGACCGCGCCGGGCTTCAGGCGTCTGGCGAGTAGCGGGGCGCCAGGCTGCTGTTCAATGCCTGAAACCAGAAAACCACGGTCCAGCCAAACAGTAGGTTAAGCCAGACGATGGCGTCCCACCCGGGAACACGCCTAGCCATAGCGATCACGCTGGGCAGGACGTACAGCACAGGCAACACCGCAAAAATCAGTTCGATCATCGGACACCTCCTGTCTGCAGTTTAGTTGAGGAATGGATCATGGCCATTGAAATTGGAAGTCTGGTGGTGGAACTGTCGGCCAATGTCGCGCGTCTGTCCGCCGACATGAACAAAGCCACCGGCATCGTCAGCGGCAGCATGAAAAACATGTCCGACAGCATCCAGGGAATCAGCAACCGCATGAATCTGATTGTCGGAAGCCAGGTATTTCAGTCCCTTGATCTGCTGGCCAGGCGTGGCATGGAAGCGTTTTCCGCCATCAAGCACAGCGCCATCGATGCCGCCGATGAGCTCAACAAGCTGTCGCAGAAGACCGGCTTCAGCACCGAATCGTTGTCTGGCCTCAAATACGCAGCAGAACTATCCGACCTCAGCCTGGAAGGCATGACCAAAAGCCTCAAGAGCTTATCGGTCAACATGGTGGAAGCCAAAGGCGGCAGCAAGGAAATGGCCGGTATCTTCAAGCAACTGGGGGTGTCGATGGACGACCCGGAAGCTGCGTTGCTGCAACTGGCCGAACAATTCCAGCAGATGCCGGATGGCGCCCAGAAAGCCGCCCTGGCCGTCAAACTGTTCGGCAAGGAAGGCCTGACCATGATCCCCTTCCTGAACCAGGGCCGCGATGGCATTGCCGAACTGACGGCAGAAGCGCAGCGGTTTGGGCTGGTAATCGACAGCGAAACCGCGCGCCAGGCCGAAGCCTTCAACGACAACCTGACCCGACTGAAAGCCAATGTTGGCGGCTTGGTGCAGCAGCTTGGCATGTCGATGTTGCCTATGCTGATGTCGTTGTCCGAGTCGTTGCTTTCCGCAAAAACGGCGGTCGGCGGGTTTGATGACAATGTCCGTCAGATCGTCGGCCGCCGCGCAGGTGTGGAAGGGTTCGTCGAGAGCTTCGCCAGAGGCATGGCGCATCTGTACAACATGATCATGCCGGTCATCGTCATTGGCCGGCAGCTATACGATGTGCTCAAGGGCATCGCCATCGAGGGCGCTGGCTGGGCCGCCCAGATTGGCGCCCTGGCCAGCGGCAATATCAGCGGCTTCCGCGCCATCCGCGAAGCCGTCTCGCGTGACGCAGAACAGCTACGCAAAGACTCTGATGCATTCATCGCGCGCATCTCGTCTTCAGCCCAAGGCGCTGCCGGCAATGTCACCAAGTTTTTTGACGAGCACCGCCGCACCGTCCGCAGCGGCAGCCAGAAATACCTGATGGCCAGCGAACAAGACGCACGGTTGCTGCAAACCGCCATCGACAAAGCCTATAAAGGCGCCGGGAGATCCGTCAAGGATTTCGACTCGGTGCTGTCGGCCAGTAGCAACAACAGCAAGAAGGTGGCCGACGAAGCCGCCCAGCGTCTGGCGTCCATCAAAAACGCCGATCTCGATCTGGACTTTGCCAAAGTCGCGGCAGAAACCGAAGCGATCTATGCGCGCTCGCAAGTGCTGGTGAAGCTGCAACAGCACGCCATCGATGCCTATGCCGACTCGCTCAACGAAGCCGCCTTCGCCGCTGCCGACCTGCAGATCAAGTTCAATGGCATGGTCGACGCCAATGCCCAGGCCATGACCGAAACGGCACAATCCACCGTGGCCAGCCTGGGCGAAGAGATCGAAGGCCTGCGGCTGCGCAACGAAGAAATCGGCCTCACTGCCGAGCAGCTGGCCCTGCTCACGCAAACCCGGCTGGACGCCACCATTGCCAGCAAAGAACAGCTTTATGCCGATACCGCGCTGACCGAGCAGAATGCAGATTACCTGGCGGCATTGGCCGAGCAAATCAAACTGCTGCGCGAAAAGAAAGGGTTGTTGGGCCAAGGGGCCGCCCGCCAACTGATTGCCGATGAAGCCCGCACGGCGCAGGATGAATGGAAGCGCGCGGCGGACGACATTGAAAAGAGCCTCACAGACGCCCTGATGCGCGGCTTTGAAGGCGGCAAAGATATTGGCCGCAACTTCGTCGACACAATCAAGAACTACCTCAAGGCCGCATTCCTAAAACCGATTTCGGTGCAGATCAGCACCACACTTCTTGGCGCGGTGGGCATGGGCGGCACAGCCCAGGCAGGAGGAATTGCGGGCGGCAGTTCAAGTACGATTGGCGTCGCAGGCGGGTTGAAGGCGCTATATGACAGCGTCGCCGGCGGCTTCGCCGCGCTGGGAAATAGCGTAGCGTTTGCCACCGAAGCGGCGGGCAATTGGTTGGTGACCAACACCACAGGTGCGCTGAATTCGGCCGGGTCATCTTTAATGGCCAACTCCGGCGCTGTCGGCTCTGCCGCTTCCGCGCTCGGCGGCGCAGCCGCCGGCTTTGTCCTCGGCAAGATGATCAGCGGCGGCTACAGTGTAATCGGCAAGAGTGGTAATACAGCCGTGGCACTGGGCACGGCCATCGGCTCGATATGGGGGCCGATCGGCTCGGTCATCGGCGGCGCCATCGGCGGCCTGGTAAACCGCGCATTCGGCATGGGGGCAAAAAAATCCACCGGCGATGGAATTAGCGGCACGTTTGCGGGCGAAGACTTCAGCGGCTCAGAATGGGCAACCTGGAAACAAAAAGGTGGCTGGTTCCGCTCCGATAAAAGCGGCATCGACACCGGGCCGCTTTCCAATCAAGCCACCAGGGCAATGTCCGACGAGTTTGCCTGGCTGAAGCGCGCGACGACGGATTACGCCCATGCGATGGGCCTCCAGACCGATAAAATTGTGGCGTACACAAAGAGCATCAACGTCAGCCTAACGGGGCTGGATGAGGCGGGCAGGCAAGCCAAATTCACCGAGGTTTTCGCCGAAATGGCGAATGACATGGCAAACCTGGCACTGGGGACGGTAAAGTACACCCGAGCCGGCGAATCCTCCGCACAAACACTGGAGCGCTTGGTTGTCCACTTGACCGCTGTCAACGCGACGATGGCCAGCCTGTCCCGCAACGCCTTCTCCGCCAGCCTGTCTGGTGCGGACATGGCAAACCAACTGGCTGATTTGGCCGGTGGCATGCAGGCGTTTATCGACCTCTCAGCCGGGTATTACCAGAATTTTTACAGCGAAGGCGAACGCTTCACTGCCGCTGTGGCCGGTATGCGTGACAGCCTGATCAATATCGGCGTCAAAACCATGCCGACCACCATCGCCGCATTCCGCCAGTTGATGGAGGCGCAAGACCTCACCACCTTGAGTGGCCGCGCCACCTATGCCGCGCTGCTGAATGTATCAGCCGGGTTTGCCGAGTTGGTCAACAACATCTCCGGGCAACTGCACGAGCTGGAAGCCGAGCAGTTGAAACTGGCACAGGAAATCTTAGACGAACGCAACAACCTGGAAAAACAAATGTTCGCCCTGTTGGGCGACGAAGCCGCCCTGCGCGAACGCGAACTAGCCAGCATCGACCCGCTGAACCGCGCCCTGTTCTTGCATGTACAGGCGCTGAGCGATGCAAAAACGGCAAATGAGGCCTACACCGACCAACTGAACGCGCTCGCCAGCGCCGGCCAGGGCGTGGCGAGTTTTATCCGCGAACTTCGCGCCGACCTAACCTCTCCAGGCAGCACGTTAAACAGCCTGCGTAGTGCCTATAACGCAGACCTAAGCCGCGCCAAGTTGGGTGATTTCGACGCCAGCAACGCGATTGCCGACAGCGCCAAAGAGTACCTTGATGCCGTGCGCAACCAGGCCAAGAGCCGCACCGAGTACGACATCGCCGCGACCCGCATCGCCAACGAGTTGGAGAAGTTGCCGGCCACCGAGAGCTATGCCAAGCAACAACTGGCGGCGCTGCAGAACCTGCACACCCAGGCCAACAGCCTGGACGCGCTCGATGCCGCACGGCAGGAAGCAGCAAAGCGCGTGCTAGGCAACGTCGACGCCAACACGGTGGACCTGTCAACACAGACCGATCGCCAGATCGACCAATTACGCCAGTTGGTGGGTGAGAGCATCACCAACAGCGCCCGCATCCTGCAACTGAATAGTTCGATGGATGCGCTGAAAAACGCCATTGTGGCCATGACCGCTGCGGAGAAAACCAAAGCCGACATCGCCAACGGCAATATGTTGCTGAAGGCGCTGACCGAGCAGCAGGCGGGGGCGATTGCGGGGGTGAACGCGGGTATTGATCGAATCTGGCAACTGCAATCCCTGTATGGCAGCGGGCAATACATCAACGCCAAGGCGGGGCCGTTGGATTACTCCAACAGCGCGCAATTTGCGGTTGTTGACGGTCTATATAGTCAGCAATACGGTCAGCACTCATACGCCACGATGACCGGCTACAACAACATCAGTGCTTTCAAAGCCGCCTACGCCGCTGAAAAGCTCTCCGACAAGACGCTAGGCCAAGCCAGCACCCTCAAAGACCTGAAAGACCAGATCGAAGCCCAGCGATCTGCCATCCGCGCTCTCGGCGGCATCCCGCAATTTGCCGTCGGCACCAACTGGGTACCGCGTGACATGACCGCGCGCATCCACGAAGGCGAACGCATCATCCCCGCCGCCGATAACTCGGAATTGATGCGCCGGCTGTCCAGCCCGCGCGAGAACAACACCGCGCTGCTGGCCGAACTCAAAGCCCTGCGCGCCGAGGTGGTGCAGCTGCGCGCCGAAACCCGCGCCACCGCGCAGCACACCGGCAAGGCGGCACGCCTGCTCGACCGCGCCATGCCGGACGGGGATGCGCTCAGCGTGAGGGCTACAACATGATGCAATTTATCAAGCCGGTGCAAATCGGCGATGCGCAATTCATCAGCAGCACGCGCGCCGAAAACGATCACGCCGCCTGGAGCGGCGCGACCACCTACGCGCAGGATGCGCGCGTCATTCTCGCCAGCACGCACCGGATTTACCTGAGCACGCAGGCCGGCAACCTCAACCACGATCCGGCCACCGATGATGGCACCTGGTGGCTGGATGTTGGGCCTACCAACCGATGGGCGATGTTAGACGCCGTGGTCGGCACGGTCACCGCTCAAGCCTCACCGCTCACCGTGACGCTGAAACCCGGCTTTATCACCTCACTGGCGCTGCTGGATATTGCTGGCACCTCGATCACGGTGACCATGACTGACGGCCCAGGTGGACCAACGGTCTATAACCGCAGTTTCGACGTATCCGACACCGCCATTTTGACTGACTGGTGGGAGTATTTCTACGCGCAAATCACCCCCAATAAGACGCTGGTCATCAGCGATTTGCCGCCCTACGAAACAGGCCACCTGAGCGTGAGTATCGCCGCCGCCGGCACGGCGCAATGTGGCACGTTGGCGGTGGGGCAGGCAGTGGACGTGGGCGACATTGCCTACGGCGCGCGCATTGGTATTACCGATTACTCACGCAAGGAAACCGATGATTGGGGCGGCAGTTACGTCAGCCAACGCGCGTTCGCCAAGCGATTCGAAGTCATCGCAAGTATCCCCGCTACCCGAGTTGATTACGTTGCGGCCCAGTTCGCCGCCATCCGCGCCACGCCGGTGATTTGGCTGGGTGGCACGCAGTACGACTCCCTGCTCGCGTTCGGCTGGCTGCGCGATTGGGGTATCAACATCGCTTATCCGACCTATTCCGAGGCATCCATGACGATTGAGGGACTGACATGACCATTAGCGCACTACCCCCCGCGCCGACGCGCGAAGACGCCGCCGACTTCCGCACCCGCGCCGACGCGTTTTTGTCTGCGTTGCCGGCGTTTGGCACGCAGGCCAATGCGCTGGCGGCGGATGTGACCGCCAAGCAGTCGGATGTAACCACCAAGCACGACTCGGTCATTGCCGCCCACACCACCGCCATGGCGGCAGGCCTGGCCAACGCCGCAACCAACGCCAGCACCGCCACCAGCAAAGCTACCGAAGCTGCCGCCAGCGCCAGCAACGCACAAGCCGCCTGGACCGCCGCCCTAGCAGCCAACCCCGATCTCAACCCTGTGATCCGCATGAACCCCCGCGTGGCCAGTGAAAACACCACCATCCCCAGCCACTTCAACGCCTACAGCGCCGGCCCGCTGGAAATCGCAGCCGGCACCACCATTACCCTTGAAGACCATTCCACCTGGAGCATTTTATGAGCAACCTGATCTTACGCAGCATCACCGGCAAGGACGGCCAACCAGTCTATTTTCCTAACGGCATCGCCATCGGTTCCGGCAATTCCGGCGGCGTCAATGATATCGGCCTTCCCGGCCAGCGCGGCTTCGGTGTTGGCATCTGTCCAGAGGCCCTGCCCACCGGCATGGTGGAGCTGTCCGGCACGCGCGATCCGGCGTCCGACAATTACGGAAATTATCAGTTTTCGGACGGTAGCATCATGGTCTGGATGCCGGCGTTTTTTTACAAGTTCGGCACCGGGGTAAACGGGCTGGCGATCAACATTGTTGACATCAAGCCGTTTTCCACCTACGCCAGCATCGCCTCCGCCACCTCAGCCGGCTATGCGTTGCACCGAGCGTTCTACGATGGCGGCGCAATCAAATCCGGCGTGTTTGTCGATAAATACCTCGCCACCAACAACGCTGGCACTGCCAGCAGCCTGCGTAACGGCAACCCGCTCAGCAGTGCCCTTGCACATAATCCGTTTAACGGCCTCACCGGCGCACCCGCAAACACGTATGCCGGCGCAATTGCAGCGGCAAAAACGCGCGGCGCGAACTTCTTCTGCAACTCGCTGTTCATTTTCAAAGCGCTGGCTTTGCTTTCCCTGGCACACGGCCAATCCAGCACCAGCACCACATTTAATGCCTGGTATTCCAGCAGCACCAGCAACTTCCCGAAGGGCTGCAACAACAACGCACTGAGCGATGCGCAGGATGCCATGCTGACATTTGTGTGGGATGGCTACGCCGCCAACAACTCATGCAAAACCGGTAGCGCCAACCTGTTCGCGCGCACCACACACAACGGGCAGAACTGTGGCGTGGCAGATCTTAATGGCTGCATGTGGGAGATCACCCCGGGCTTGACGGTAAACAATAACGATCCCGCAGTCGGCAATTTTTATGTGCTGAAAACCGCCACGGCGATGCGCAACGTGACAGGCGGCAACGCCCTGGCGACTGATCTGTGGGGCGCAACCGGCCTAGCCGCGCTGTATGACGATCTCGGCCTGATGAACAACTTCACCGGCTATGCGCTGAATTTTTCCGACCGCACATTAACGATGGGCAGCGCCAGCCAAGCGCTCAGCGCCGCCACCAGCGGCACCGCATGGCAGATGACCGGCGCGGGCGTTCCGCTAGTGGCAGGCGGGTCAAACATGTTCGGCAATGACACCCTAAACGATTTCAGCACGGCGGATTCGTGCCCGATTGCCGGCGGGTCTTGGAACGCTTCGTCCGGTGCGGGCGTTTGGGCGTTGGCCCTCAGCGCTGCGCGGGGCTACTCCGACGCCACTGTTGGGTTTCGCTCGGCCTTGTACCTCTGACGGCCCGAGCGATAGCGATGGGCCTTCACGACGAAGCTAGGCTGGATAGCAAATTTACGGACTTTGCACGTCAGATGAATTTGTATCTCAATCACTTCCCGAAACACGAGAAGCACGGTCTTGCGCTGGAGATTCGGCGCGCGGCTTATGACACCTACAGCTTCATCGTGGAGGCGCAAAAGCGCTATCACAAAAAAACCGCAATAACCAACCTCGATGTACGCCACGAGCAGCTGCGCATGCTGCTGCGCTTGGCGCATGCGCTCGGTTATTTTGAGTTCAAGGATGGACACCACCACCCCGAGAAAGACGGCGAACACCGCTACTTAGTTATCTCGCGGATGGTGGACGAGTTAGGGCGCATGATCGGCGGCTGGGTAGTTGCTGATCGTGCGCTAGACAAACGGGAAGCGTCTTAACATGTGCCCGATTGCCGGCGGGAATTGGAACAATTCGTCCAGTGCGGGCGTTTGGGCGTTGAACCTCAACAATGCGCAGGGCAACTCCAACGACAATGTTGGGTTTCGCTCGGACTCGGCTTCACCTCACGGATCGAAAGATCGAAGTGGAACCAAGGGAGACGCTTTCCGGCGCGAGGCTTTTGCCTCGGCTAAATCGGTTTGCATGGGCCTTTCTAGTAGGTTTGATTCTGTCATTCTCGAAAGTCTGGCCCCATGAAACGCGCTGGCTATTTATTCGAGCGCACGTTTACACCGGCGTCTTTGTTGGCGGCATTCCATGCCGCCGCACGCCACAAGCGCGGTAAACGCGCCTGCTTTCAATTCGAAAAGCACTTGGCACACAACCTGGACGCACTGCACGCCGAATTGCACGGCGGCACATATCGCCCCGGCCCCTACTACAGCTTCACCGTTTACGAACCAAAAACGCGGCAGATATACGCACCTGCTTTCCGCGACCTAGTGGTGCAACATGCCATCTACGCCGAGATCTACCCGATATTCAACAGGGGCTTCATTGACCAATCGTTCGCCTGCCGAGTCGGGCGAGGCACGCACAAGGCCGCTGATTATGCGCAGGAGGCAATGCAGGTTTGTGCGCCGGACAGCTACACGCTCAAGCTCGATATCCGCAAATTTTTCTATCGCATCGACCGCGATATTCTGCGCACATTGATTGAGCGCAAGATTAAAGATCGCCGCTTCGTTGATCTGATGATGGCCTTTGCAGACCACGGCGAACCAGTCGGCATCCCCATCGGCAATCTACTCAGCCAGATTTACGCACTGCTTTACCTAGACCCGCTCGACCACTTCATTGTGCGCGAAATCAAGCCGCTGCGTTACTGCCGTTATGTTGATGATTTTGTGCTTTTCGGCCTGACTCGCGCGAACGCCGTGACCGCACGAGAGCGGGTGATAGTGTTCTTGGCCGGCCTGCGCCTCACGCTATCACGCTCAACCCTGGCCCGCGTCACACGCGGCATCAACTTCGTCGGCTACCGCACCTGGGCCAGCAAGCGCTTCATCCGCCGGCACAGCCTTTACACACTAAGAGCCGCCGCCAAACGCGGGAGGCTCGATAGCGTGATCAGTGTTTTGGGCCACGCACGCAAAACCCACTCTTTGCAGCACCTGCTGCGCTACCTGAAAGGAAATCACCATGCCCTCTATCGTCTCCTACCGAAAGTTTATCAACGCCCAGGTTACTCGTGAACTTGCCGCGCCTGATGGCGCGACCGAACTCGCCACCTTGGCGGATGGCACCACATACGTTTGCCTGCCCGAAGCCGGCGCCCTGCCAGTCGCGCAGCACGCCGAAATCGTAGACAGCATCGCCAGCGTGACGCCGGATGCCACCCTGCGCGCTCAAATCATTGCCGCCAGCCCGCATTGTCGGTTGATTGATGAGCGCATGCGCACCATGATCCGCGACGCCTATCCATTGGAGGATGAACTTAAGTTCGCCCGCATCGGTGTTGGCGCGGCGATGGGGGTGTATCAACCCACTAGCGATGAAGTGCAGGCCATGACCGTGTTCGGCGAATTTGTCGAAGGCGTGCGGCAATGGGGGCGGGATCAACGCACTTCGCTTGGGTTGTGATGATCCACCCGCTGACTTTTTACGTTAACCAACACCAGACCGCAGAAGAACTTATCGCACTACTACCCTTAATCCAATGGCTTGATTCGCAGCAAAACTGTTAAGACCTTGCACAAAACCGCGCCGGCTATGGGCGCGTGCCTGTTTTGCGCGTTTATTGTGTGCTGTGTTGTATGTTTAAGCTGTTGATTTGATTATTAAAGTGTACGTTTTTATGTATATTTGAGTGCTAATCTTACTAACTCCTGTCAAACCCGCATGGATATTGGCTTTGCGGGGAGTGTTTATTATTTGCTCGTTATTCGCACACTATAAGCTAGCCTGTTTTCATAATGATTTTAGTCCACTCAGACCCGCGAACATCCCGATAAACGGCAGTCGTTGCTGCGTCCTTGTGACCGGCCAGCGCCTGGGCGAATTCGGCGCCGGCCTGATCGGTCCATAACCTGATCGAGAGTGAGCGCATTTCGTGGAAGGTCGGCGGTTCGATGCCCTCAGGCCAGAAGCGCGGCACGGAATCGCGCGCCTTGGCGAATCCCTTTGTCAGCCGGTTGAGCGATAGCGCATCACCTGGTGCTACTCTGGATTGATGCCGTATCTGATGCAGTAGCCAGGGTGAAACCACGGCATCGCGGCATTTCGCCACCACATCGGATAGCGTCAGATCGAGCGAGTCAAGGCGCAGATCGAGCGGGATGGCGAGTTGTGCGCCTGTCTTGCCTTGTCGCACGTAGAGCGTGCCGGACTCGATCCATGCCGATGCGTCGGCACGCTTGCGGAACTGCATCGCGGCCAGGTCTTCGCGCCTTTGGCCGGTAATGATGGCAAGTTCCATGGCGCGTTGCAGCCACGGGTCATGCTTGGCGGCAGCGGCATAGATGACGCGGAATCCGTCGAGCGTCAGGCGGGCGCGTTTGACGCCGGCCGGGACGCTGCGTAGCACCATGATGGGGTTGGTGGTTGCCCATCCCTGGGCGATGGCTTCGCGCCACACGTCCTGGACGTAGCTTTTCCAGTTCACCGCCGCGCCGTGTTTGCCGGCTTCGATCATGCCGTCGATCCAGTCCGCCCAGATGCGCGGCGCGGCGAGTTCGGCCAGTGTTCGCCGCCCGAATTTGGCCTCAAGTGCGCTGCGCTTCCAGTTTAATTGCCGTTGGGTTGTTGCGGCCAGGTTGCGTCTGGATTGAATCTTGGCGTATTCGCTGAGCCAGTCCGCCAGCGTGGCGCCGGTGCTGGCTTGAATCTTTGCGAGGATGTCTGTCTGTGCTTGTTCGGCCTCAACGTATTGGTTGGCCTCGATGGCCTGCTTGATCGCGTCCTTGCGCGGCACGCGGCCCACTGCGATGGCTTTCCCAATCAGGCGGTTGACGTAAACAAAGTACCCCGGCCGCTGTTCATAGAGGTTTGCGGGTAGATCATCGCTGGTTGTTTTGCGCGGCCTGCTCACGGACATGATCTAGGATGCTCTTGGGTTGGTCAGTTTGCTTCCGATACATCGCCGTTGGCAACACGTAGATTTTCGCGCCGGCGCGGATCGGTTCCGGGTAGATGCGCCCCTGGCTGACCCAGCGCCGTGCGGTGCTGATGTGCGGCGGCGGGTCGAAGTTGTCGGCCAGCCAGCGGCTTAGTTCGATGTGTTTGGCCATGTGACGTAAAACTCTGTAAATACGCGGTTACGCGTCAAAAGTGACGTGTCTCATGCGTTGGGCGTCACTGGCCGTTCTTGTCCTGGAGTCCATTCCAGGTATCCGCCTTCCTCACTTGCCGCCTGGCTCATGGCCTGGTGGCATTCAGGGTGCATCTTGATCGTTCCGACGTCGCCTGAA